AATGGCTTCCTTCATGCCCTGAGTAGATCGGGCAGCGGCGGCAACTAGAGGGTCCATTCCCTCTCCTGCCATACGAATACGAGCGTCACGCTCTAACTGTTGTTGACGCCGTTGTGCATCCGTGGCCGATGCCGGTCCCTTAAATAGTCCACTCCAATCATTAGTAGCCATTACTTTATTCCTTTTCTATTTAAATACCTGCAACATCTCCAGAAGTTTCGTCTGTTACATTTCCTATATCATCACCTGATCCTAACGCATCACCAGTATCTACGTTGGTCCACCCATCATCTTTAATTGTTACTACTGTCTGTCCAGCACCTTTTTGATGTGGTCCTCTATCTAAAGCTTCATCTCGTATTTTCTGATCGTACAATAATTGTCCTCTTTTTGTATTCCCAAAACCTAACCTTACTCCTCCAGTGCTATCGGCTACTTCTCTACCAAAAGCATCTACGGCTCTGGAAAAAAAATTACCGGGAATGTTTGCATATCCAGCAATCTCTGTGGCAACTTTGTTACCATGACTATCACCACCGGGATTCCAATAAGTATCTGAAACTATACCCGGCATCCCTATCTGACCCCAACCAGAATCACCAAAACCCTCAAATAATCCCTTTAGTTCTTTTGATGCGTTGTCTATCCCCGTCTCAAACATTTTTGATAAGTCAAAGGGTTCATTTATTGGTTGAAATGCGGGGCGTCCAGCCAAGTCTTTTGCTAGGAACTCGCGCCCATCAATGGTTATAAGTTCGTTTGGACTTTTTGCTGCTACGCTTTGAATAAAATTATTCCGAGCTTCAGTATCATAGTATGCCAAACCTCCGGTCTGCCTTGCTACGTCTTCAGGATTAGATACAGGAGTATCTGTACCTGACCATTGAACTCTTCCGCTATCTAAATCAATAGTTATGTCCTTATCAAACTCAGGATCAAACGTATGATATGCACCCATGGCATTTAATGCGGTTCCTAACATTGAAACGGGAGTAAAAGCTGACGTTGCCATTGATCCAAGTCCCACTATTGACGCACCTACTTTACTTGCGGTATCTAAAGTAGGATCACTCAAAGCCCTCCCCATCATACCAAAGGGTCCTGCGTTCATCATAGTTATGGGATCACCTGGTTTAGGGGCGTCTAAAGACTCAAAGATATTTTTGGCTCCCTGAGATATTTTCTCCCCTATTGTTCCAAGGTCTAAATCGAAATCAGGAAATAGTCCCTTTGTAGGTGCGGTGGTTTTTTCTTCTTCAGGAAATAAATACGCAAGCAGATTATCTATGTCTGCTTTTCTTTGTTCTTCTCGTACTATATTTTTTAAGTCTTGAACTATAGATAAAGCTCCACCCGATATAGATTGCAATTGTCTTCGTGCCTCTTCTTGGGTTATCCCGGGAGGCATAGAAGATACCGGAAGCATCGAAGAAGAAAAGTCTTCCCCGGACTCAGTAGGCATTTGAGCAAACCTTAGGGGTCCTGTCTGTTTATAGGGCATAGGCATGGGTTGAAAAGAGGAAGCGGGTTCCTGTTCCTGTGTCCTACCAAAGAGGCCACGCTCCGATAACCATTGCTCTAACCAGTTTGCAGTAGTAGCCATTATCTACTTCCTAGTTTATCGCTTACAAACTGTCCCGCTCCCATTAAGGCAGTCGGGAATAACCCTGGAGCTTGGGCTTGCGTTGAAGCCAGTAGTTTTTGAGCCGCTGCCTGAGAAGCAAGACCGGCCCCTGCAACATTCCCCAAGTCTCCTCCGATACCCCTACCAAGTTTAGCTTGTTGTAGCGGAATATCTAAGAGTCCAATGGCCTGTGCAATATCACCACGCTCTCTACCAATTAACCCATCAATCAATGCCTGTGCCCTGGAAAATGCAGCAGTTCTCCTACCCTGTTGTCCTCTACCAATGGCCTCTTCAAGAGCCTGTTGTTCAGTGGCACCTCCAGTTCCCCCAAGCCTTCCTTGAGCCAGAAGGCGGGTTTCCAGGTCAGTTCTTTGGCGCTGCTCTTGTTGTTCATAGTAGGGTTGTTCCTGTTGATAAAAAAGATCGGCGGCTGCAAAGGGGTCCATCATAGCATATTGAGATGCCTGACCTCCAAAGAGCCCACTCCGGGTTAATGCCCCTTGATATATGTTTTGAAGTTCAGGAGAAAGCTGAAGTAAAGCTGCCTTTGATTCCGGGTCAAACTCCGCTACTCCACCTAGACTTGCCGTGGTATAGGGAGTTCCTGCATCAATAGCCGCTGCACTAGCCGCTCCCGCTGCTTCTGCTTGCATCCTTGCGGCGTCTAAGGCAGCATCACCAGCCTCACTTTGTCCCCAAAGACTTAACCCTGCTCCTACTAAATCACCAGCAAAATTCCATAATGACATTTTATTTCTCTCTCTCTATTGTAGTTATCATCTAATCTTTCCTTTTTTAGTAAGTAGGGTCGTATTAATCAAACTAGAGTAATTACCCTTAACTTCAAAAGTCATCTTAATTCGTATTGTTTTACCTGTTCTTGCCAGGGGAACTTTATATTCTTTAGGTCCCGCTGCCGGTGCGTACTTAGCCGCTCCGTACAAAGAAGAACTGCTACCCCACAAATAGGTTATTGCGTCACTAACTAAATTAAAAGTCTTGGAGTATTGTGAACCCTCTTCGTAGTCCTTATATATCTGAATGGTAGCGGCTGCACCACCACCTCCAGTAATCGTAAGTAACCCTGACTTAATAATCTTAGAAGATACGGGATCACCTAGGTCCAACCAGGGGGATTGAAACTCCCAACTGTAGTCCGTATTCGTAGTTGTCCAGCATTTTGATCCGTCCCAAGTTCCTCCCGCCGTCGAACAGGCTCCAGACGTACCGTGACTAGACGTAGAATCTACAAGGGAAACATCGTAATAATTGGAATACTCAGCTACGGAATCTGAAGTTCCCATGTAGAGACTTCCTGAAATAGTGCTTACGGCACATAGGGGTTCCTTACCCGCAAAAGTCCAAGTAGTAATCCTTGGAAATTCTTTTTTACCTATCGAAAAGTCAAAGACATAGGCCTTATCATTGTCGGGCATAAAGGTAATTATCATACCTTCCTTTTGATAGTAAACACTTTTAATATTACCTACGTCTGCCTGTGTTAATATCCTTGTTAAATCGTTACGAACTGTAGTAGACAGTCCCTCAAGAGGAGCCTTACCATCAGTTTGTTGTATACGTTGCATGGACTGTAGACCTTCGTAACTCATAAACACTAGGTCTGCTCCTACATATACTACATTGTCCCTTCCTGCTAGTCCGGTGTCCCGTATAAGTTCATCTAATGTCATCGTGGCTGGATTGAGCGCACCGCTGTATATGGCGATATTCTGTTTACCAAAGATAACAATTTTATTTTCTAGGGAAGCAAGCCCTACGATCTCGTCATTACCCCATACAGTCTTTAAATCAAGAGAACCGGCAGCACCACCGTTAAGTTTTTCTCCGATTAAGTTATCGGAATAAAATAAGGTTCCTTTGTCTTCGGTAATTCCTCCGTACCACATACGTCCAAATTCACCAAGAGCGCAATTGGGATCAAAAGTAGTTACACCGGCAGGAGCCGCATAGGCACCTAAGTCCTCAACATCGTACCAGTTTGTCCCGTCGTAGTTAATTGCCTTGTGACTTTTTTGTACTCCCCAGAACTCATCATTAAAATTAACCCACTGCCAATTGCTATCACTAATAGTTTGAGGAGTACCAGAGAAGGACTGAGTAGTTAAAGAATCTGGAGCCGTGCTTGTGTCTAGTTTTACAATAGTGGCTCCTGATCCAGCATAGTATTCTCTAGTACGATCTGACTTAACAAATTCCCCAATAGACTTAAGGGGACTTGCGACAGTCTTGGTTATTTGTTTAATCCCCTTACGAGGACCCATTCGACCCTCAAGATCATATACTATATTATTGGCTATAGTTAGCCATTCTGGGCCTAGAGTAGCACTCTGAGCCTGAGTATTAAGGCCCCTAGAACCTAGGCCCGTAAGAAGAATAGGGGATATGGGTCTAGCTGGCATACCATGTATTCTCGTCTACGGTTCTGTCGTTGTCCTGTGCAATCGCATCTTGAAGAGCTAAAGTAAATCTTTGAGCAACCGTATCTGATCCTGCTCCCCCATCTTCTCCTCGTTCATTTAAAGCCAAGGAGTACGCTCCCAGGACTACAAGGTTTTCAGGTACAGAAAAAGTATCTGCGGCAAGAGTTCGATCTGTTTGAGGAATAACCACGTTTATTTTAATGTCGTATGTTCCTCCAGGAATAGGCCAAAAGTGAATATCGTTATCTTTAAGTCTATAATAAGACGGTTGCCCTGTTTGTGTATTTCCAATATAAGTATAATTAAAAAAAACATCGTCACTAATTTGTCTGAGTATTGAGTCATTAGTGTTGTCTATAACTTGTAAAATACGGGACCTACTTGTTACATTTGACATATCATATGACGCCGTAGAAGCCGAAGTAGTTACAGTTTGTATTGATCTTAAGACTGTCCAATTCCAAGCGTCCTCAATAATATCTTTTGATTCATTAACCAGTTCACCAATAAGTTTTTGGTAATCATCTAAAGAAGATGTCGAGGAAATAGTTCCCGTCCAATCTGCCCCAATAGTGTCCTCTCGTAATCTAGTTAGAACCTTATCAATAACTGTTCTATAACTCATGTTGTTCCCTCATCTAAAAATAAATCTTTTTCGGCGGCTCTACGTAAAACTAATCCCCTAAGTATTTTTCCTCCTGCTCTGCGCCACTTTTTAAACTCATTAGCAGCGGCAAGTCTTTCATTCCTGTTTAATTTAGAACGTAGTGTAGAATTTTGTAGGTTTCCTAGTCCTAAATTATATGAAAATGATATTAGGGCTGCATGTTCATTCGGATTTAAATCTACTCTAATAAGTCTCTTAACTCCCAAGGCAAACTTTTGTAAATCAAAAGCAAGAATACCTTCTGCCTGTTCCTTTAAAATATCCGGGTCATCCATTGTTACTCGTTTACCATTTGGATATCTAGTGGCTCCGTAACCTATTGTGGGAACTTTAGCTGGACAAAGGTAAGGATAAAGATGGCACCCCTCAAAATATTTTATTACCGGAATTGCAATGTTAATTGC